CGGCCTGGCGAGGGTGTCCGCTCTATGTCGTAGGCGACACCTTGCGCCGAGACTATCTTGCCGTCAGCGTCCTTGACGAGCGGGCTGCCGGTGAAGTTTGCGTAGAGTGTTCTCAGCTTCCAGGTGAGCATGGGGCTCGCCCTCCTCCTGCGACCTGCTTGTACGTTGACCGCGTCTTGCCATCCGCCACTTGTTGCGTGTATTCTCCGCAGGCCGCTTTGAGCCTGCCAGCTTGCACCGGGCTAGGGTCGCTCCACTCCGCCTTCTCGACTGCTTCCGCCAGCAACGCAAGGGCCGCGTCAAGTGTCGGCGCGGTCGCTTGTATCGCCGAGTCCCGAAAGTGCGGGCTCCACATACCTGCGAGCGCCGATGCTACGTAGTCATAGCCATCATGCTCGATAAGCAGCTTGCACCCGTGCTCGGCGAGCTTCTGGACTAGGGCCTCAAGCTCAGTCTTGGTCATCGGGTTCAACCTCCTCTTCTTCTTGAGCGCCCCGCGCCAAACTGCACAGGACATCCTCTACTGTCGGGCCTGCTGCTACAACGCCCGCCCAGAGGTCGTGGTGACCACCGCCGCGCTCCTTCAGGTAGCCGTTGAAGTCCATGCCGCTCCCGTCAAGTATGGCGCAATCAATGCGCATCGCGCACCTGTGATTCCTCAGCTTGTCTTCGATTATCAGCAACGCCTCTCTGAGCGTCATGCTCCGCCCTCCTCGTCGTCCTCTTCCCGCTGCTTCTGTATCCGGCCAAGCTCGGCCACCGCAACATCTCGCCGCACGGTCAACCGGAAGCGTTCGCTATCGCCTAGCCTCGGCCTGTCTAACTGCTCTCTCAGGACTACAGCAACGCTCTGGAGCTTGTCGCCGAAGTAGCATGGGTCAAGCACAAGTTCGCCGCTTTCGAGACCTGCCTGAATCGCGGCGGTGAAGTCTATCATAGCGCAGCCTTCTGGGTAGCCCGGAGTCTGCTTCGCCCGCACCGGCACCATCGCGTTGTAGTCCTCTGCGAAGCCGACGCACAACGTCCGTATGGCAATCTCGCCGCTGTCTATGCCTGTCGCGATTTCGAGAAGCCTGTAAGCCAGCCCCTTGCAATCAAGGTCATACCAGCGCGTCTCGTCTCTTCGTTTCCCGTAGTGTTTTGGCTTACTGCCTTGCTCAACTTGCATTATCTCTGCGTATAGAAATATGTCGCCCATTAGCTTCCGCCCTCCTCTCCGCCAAGCCCCTCCATCTGCTCAGCCACCGCCGCCATGTCAGTCATCATCCAGTCGAGCCGGTCCTTGGCGAGGGCCTCCGCCAGCTTGTCGGTACACTTCATGCCCTCCGCCTGCATGACCCGCTTGATGCGCTTCTGCGTCTGGTTCAACAGGTCGGCGAAGAGCATCATTGAATCCATGCCCTTCTGCGCTTCGCCGAACTTGCCGATGAGCCCGCCTAGTCCGTCTGCCATTGTCCTCAGCCCTTTCTTCGTTTGTCATCTCTGTCCGTCCGTGCCCTTCGTTGGTCGTGCCGTGTCAACCGCGCTTGCTCTTCCTTCCCGCGTTGTCTACTCCTCCGTTCCGCCCTTGCGTCATCGCCGCGCTCGCCCCCGCTTGCCATGCCGACCACATAATTCCAACAGTTGTAGGTGGCCCCCGCTACCGCGTCCGAAGCGTCTTTGCTGCGCCCCGGCAGGTGGTCAACCTTCTTCCCGTTTATCAGGTCCAGTCTCATATACTCCGCCATCCACACGCTGCTCCCGTAAACCAGCCGGCCCGTGTGGAGCAGTCTCTTCACGGTCTGGTAAGCGGCGATGTCGCGGTCAACCGATAGCAGTCTGGTAGTCACCCCGCGCCGCGCAAGCATCTGCCGGCTGTCGGTGGATTGGAAGCCGTCGTATGACACGCATCCTATTCTAACACCTGCGGCCTGTAAATCATAGACCAATTGTCGCGTGTCTTCAACCGACCGCTCGCCGCCGACGTGCTCCGGCATGATCCGGGCCGCGAAATCCACTACCACCGCCCAGTTGCAATAAGGCTCGCCACGGAACGCTTCCGTCGGCCATAGTTCCGCGTCACTCCACTCCTCGGCATGGGTCATCGCGACGCCGAGGCCGTCCGCCTGAGGGTTGCCCGATACCGCGAGGTCGAAGTGGATGAAGTAAACCGCCTCCGGTAGCGGTCGCCAGTCGGGGTCGAGCGTGTAGGGCGAACCCGGTATCTCGGCAAGCACTGGCGGCGGCTCCAGCAGCGGGCCTCTCCCTTGCGGCGGCGGGTCCTCCTCCAGCAGGCCGCGCGCCAGGGCGTCGAAGGGCTGCTCCGCCTCGTAGCGTTTGCAGCCATAGTCGCGCAGGGCCGCCTCGGGGTCGCGGTCGAAGTCGGGGTGCAGGTCCTCCGGGATGCCCGGCCAGACCTTGATCGTCTCGCCCTTGTCATCGCACTCGGTGTAGTCAAATGTCTCTGTCGAGGAGAAGCGTTCCGGCGGCTTGACCTCCCACGTCGGCGCGCGCATGAAGAAGACGTGACTGCCCTCTGCCGCCGCCTCCCGCTCCTTCTGGGTCGCCATATCGCCCTCGTAAGCTGAGGAGGAGATCATTAGCAGTTGACCGTTCGGCCCGAAACGGCTGCGCAGGCGCCGCGTAACCGCCGAGTAGGTGTCTTCAAGGGTATCGCCCGACACACCCGTCGAGCGCGGCCAGAAGCCCGCCTCGTCGATCACGGCGGCGAAGAGGTTGCGGCCCAGCTTCGTGGTGGAGGAGCGCCCACGCGGCACTATCTCCAGCGGCCAGTAGTCACCCGTTCGCCCTGGCCGGCAGAAGCGTATCCGGCGCTTCATCTTGTCATCCACCGGCGCGTACCGCTCAAACCAGGGAGCCTCCCGCGCCTTGCCAGACAACTCCGAGTAGAGAACATCAACCGCGCTGGTCAGTTCGGGAGCGAAGCAGGTCAACTCTATGCGGCTGCCACCGGCGAGTCCGTGGTCACTCCAAAACGTGCCGAGGATCATCCCGCGTAGAACCTCGGCGGCCTTGATAAGCAGGAAGACAGAGGAAGCATAGTCCTTGCCCGCGCCGATGCCCCACTCGAGGAACGCTTCGTGCCAGCCGCCTTCGAGAATCTTTGCGAGGGTTTGGACTACGAGAGGATATGGTTCGTCGCCAAGGTCAAGGCCGGACTCGTCGCGGATGAATGACTCGACGGAGAAGTCATCGCCGCTGAGGCCAACGCCTTCGCCCGCCGCGTCATCAAAACCTTGCAGCGCTAGCGTGCTCCAGTTTTGTGCAAGCTGCTCAACCGCCATCGCCCTCCGCCTCTTGTCCGTTCTCCTCAAAGACCTGCTGCAGTTCCTCGCCGAAGAGCGTCTGGAATCGCTCTATCTCGTCGGCCTCCATGCCAGTCCGCTCCAGCGCCCGCCGCACCGCGCCGCCCACAAGGATAACGATATGCTCGGTGCGCTTCTCAGTCAGCGGCTCCTCGGCAAGCTGAAAGTAGAGCTTGGTCAACTTCTCCAGCGCCGCCGCGTCATCGGCCATGACCTCGGTCTCTGTTATCCGCAACCGCTCGATGTACCGGCTGACATCAACCTCAAGGCCCGTGAGCACAGTCTGCCGAAAGCGCAGGGCACGCTCGCGCAACTGCTCGCGGACTATCTCAGCTTCCTTGATGACGCGCTGCTTGAGGCGGGCCTGCCAGGTGTATTCAGTTGACCACTTGGATAGTTGGCCGAGGTGCGTTTTCACCTTGCTTTTAGTATACTTTTGCTCTACATCGTTTTCAGCCAGCTTCTGCAAGCTCCGCGTCGGCCCCAAAGCCCAGTACCGCTCGAATGCCTCAAGTGCTTTTGGAGTTTCCTTTGCCATAATTAGCTTCCCTGCTTCTCCGCTTCCTCGGCCAGCGCCTTCTGTTTCACTATCACTTGGCTGCGCGTCACCCATGCTTGCTTATACTGCACGTCCGCAAAGAGCTTTGAGAAGCCGGTGATGTGCTTGAGGCGCAATAGTTCCTCCGGCTCCATGCCGAGTTCGTTACACACCTGCGCATCAGTTAGCCCCGTGTCCAACATCCCGAATACGAGGCTTGACATGCCCTCTACGGTATGCTTCCCGCGCGCCCTGTTGTAGCGGACTGTTGACGCCATGCAATCGCCGACACCATTGTCGATGACTACGCACGGTAGTAGGCCATCAGTTGAATCACGCACTCCCTGATTCATGACCATAACATAGTAGCGGTGGAAGCCATCAACGATCACGTACTTATCCCGCTCTTCATCATAGATCGTAACCACTGGTTGGGTGTAACCGTCGTGCTGGATAGATGTAAGCAGCAGGCCCATTTCTATCTGCGCGACCTTGTTCGGGTTGTAGTCGTTCGGCTCTATCTGCTCAAGTGGTATCCAGATGACCAAGTCAACCGGTTGGGTCTTGCATGGCGACAGTTCGTGTAACCACTGCCGCACCTGCGCTATGGCGTCCAGGCGGTCGGGTTGAGCACTTACCCATGCATCTATTGCCTGACTGCTTACGCTGGTTCCTGCTTGCACCTCTGCCATGCTTGATGTGCCGCTAGCCATGTTGACCACTTCGTTCCGTGATAGTCATTCACGAGAACCATATTGACATGGAGCTTGTGCAGCTCTTCGTGGTACTCGTCTGCTATATACTTCTCGCCCTTAGCAAACTGCTTACGCAACTCTGCGCGTATGTCTGGGTCGGCTATCATATTCTCGCAAAGATGGTCTCGATATTCCCGCCAGTCAACAAACATCGGCGGGAGTTGTTTTGGTGCGTACCAACCGCCCTGCAACTGTTTGACGCAGTTGACTCCAGTAAGCCGTTCGGTGAGCTTGTTCCAAGTATCGCCCTCAATTTCTTGTAGGTATTCTAGCGTGTGCACAGCCGTCTCGTGATGAACATTCGATACGCGCATATTTCGCGTAGGGATACCATGCTGGTACATAGCATCATAGATTGGACAGTATTCCCATCCATGTTCGTGAATGGCCTTCCAGACATCAGTATATGACCAGTCGTAAATTGGATGAAAAATGTAGGAGTCTTTGTACTCTCGTTTACCCCAAGTCATGCCCTTGTACACGTTGCCCCGCGTCAAGCCCGCTCGCCGCGCCGGGCTTTCTTCGGCCCGTACTCCAGTAATGCGACAGCACTTCTCGCCTGGGTGTTCCTTCTTCATGTACGCGGCGAATAATTCTATAAACCTGTCGGTGCCATAGATATTTTCATGTATGCTGTTGGGTTCCTTTTCCCGCATCCAGTTCGCGCCGGGCTCCCAGCAGTGTAGCCACGGATCAAATGGCGATGTGGCATTGAATATCCTGATAGGGCATTGCAGCCACAGCGGCTCTACTTCTGGCCTGTCCATAACTAAGCGCATATAGCTGATAACTGATGCCCACTCCGCTTCTTGGTCAATGAAAAAGACAGGCACCGGCAAGCGACCTTTCTCCCTCGCAACCTCTATGGCTAGGTTGGCAATAACGGTGGAATCCTTGCCGCCGGAGAAGTTCACGATGACCACCGGGAACTCATCGAATAGCCACCCGATGCGTTCGGTAGCCGCCTCCAATACGTTCTCTGGCAGGTACATTCTCACTGGCTATCAACCACCAAGAAGTTTCCGAATGGTTGAACGTCGGTGAAGATGCCGCCGGGCTGGACGCTGCTGCTTACTATGAATATGCCAGTCTTGCGATAGGTCTCCGGCGTATAGCGCGGCCCATAGAACATGATGAATGCGCGTCGAGCTATGCGCGGGAGCATCTCTAATTCGTCCCGCGAAAGGTAACTACCGACGCCAAATAAGCCCACCGCCAAATCAAATGCGTTGCTCGCGGTCGCGGCGTAGTCTGCAAGGGCCGTCTGCAAGACCTGCTCGGCATAGTCAGGATGTCGTTCCTTGAACTTCTCAAGCATCCTGCTCGAGGGATCAATACCGACATACTCTTGCGGGCGGGCATAGTCCAGGAAGATACCTGTGCCACAACCGACGTCGAGGACGCTCAACCTGCTTACGTCACCAATCATGCCGAAGACTGCTTCATTCTCACGGCGACTTGTATCATCCGCGAAAAGCCTATCATAGTCATTGGCTATCAAGTCATAGGCTTCAGTCGAATCATTCAGGATCTGATGCCCGTGTCGTCTGGCGGTTCGCAGACCCGCGCCCCTGATAAGGCCAGCTACCTGCTCCGGCGAGTAGCCAGCCGTACGCTTCCGGTTTACCAGGATTGTCTCCGATAGCGGCGCGCCCATTGTCCAGTAGAAGTAATCGCCTACGTCTAACTGCACATAAGGACGCCCGTGGTAACGGGTTGCATAGCCTTGCTCGCGTATGTGCAGCACCAACAAATCGAAGAGCGCGTCATCGTTCCACTCCTTCCGCAAAGTGTATTCATGCGGGTCATCCGACATGGTCTTGGCGTATATCCATTCATGCCGCTCAATTAGTACCCGCGCCTCTTCATTTGTCAATCTGAAACTCCTTCCCACAATATGGGCACATCACCGGCACCTTCTCTTTCTGCCCCTCAAACTTATGATCTAGCTTGTCGCCCTCTTTTTGTACGTCTTCATCGCTATATTCTTTCACCTGCAGTTCAGGCGACAGGTTCGGATTATATGGGAATGGCCCCGGCGTCATGGACTGCTCAAGCAGCGCGTCAAGCTCGGCTTTGTCGAATGAGACTGGCGCGGCGTCAGCTTCTTGTAGCGTTACCAGCAGCCCGGCCAGCGCAGCTTCGTCATCTTCGGCGAACCGCTGCAAGCTATTGTCATCCACTAAATAGGCGGCGGCCTCGGTATCATCACAAGTCCAGACATCGCAGCGAACGGTATCCCAACCGAGGCGCTCTGCCGATTGTACTACCGCGTGGTGAGCGATGATCCGCATGGTACTGGCCTGCACGACTACTGCGGAGCGTTGCCCGTAGCGGCGGAGGCTCTCGTCAAGCCTGAGCAGTTGGGATTCGGGATGGGTGCGGTAGTTCTGTGGATGTCTAGTAAGCTCCGCTATGGCTACGTCTCGCATCTCGCCCTGCGCCGCGTGCTTGTCAAATGCTAGCTTCTCAGCCATCAGTTCCCTCCAACGCTGCGAACACGCCTTCCCATCCGTCAAACCTGTGCCCGTGATCATCCACGTACAGGATACCACAGGGCTTCGCGCAGTGCAACTCCTGAAAGTGGGTTAGCCACTCGATGCCGTGCTCTTTCAGCCACGCGATAGTCAGGTCGCGATACTCTTCTGGCCGCGCCGTGTGAAGCACTACAAGGTACTGCCGTCGGAATAGTTCGCGCAATGCCTCCTCTGCTCCTGGCAATACGTCGGCTTGCCGAAACTTCTGCGCCCATGTAAGCGTGTCGTCCTCGAAGTTGCTTGTGTCAGCTATCACCCCGTCAATATCAACCACGACGATGTACCGCCAAAACTACATGTCCTCGGGATCCACGCCTTCGCCGGTAGTAGTCGGCATGGCGCCGCGCTCTGTGATAGCCTTTGCATGAGCTCCCGCATGTACGCCATCATCTTCTCCGCCGGCCACTGCCAGCCGCTTCCAAATCTCTGCGAGGCCGTCAGTCCACCCGCAGAACCATAGGCGGGCCTCCTTCGTTATGCCCTCGAAGGGAACGTATGTCGGCTGCAACGTGCGCAGCATTTCGCAGCAAGCGTTGAAGCCTTTGTACCAGTCGGCGCTGTCTGACACGTCTTCACACCATACCTGGTGTCCGGTGATTTCCGTATTCGCCGCGTTGAACCCGTCATGGAATAGTTGCTCCTCCGGCGAGCAGTCTTCGTACATGCCGATACAGTGGTTGCCCGCCTTCTCAGATATGGCGTCGTCGAGCGATACTCTGCCGTCGCGATAAGCGCTGCTTGACTGGATGGCGCGGGTCTCGTCCGCTTCGCGGGTACGGCTCTCTGCCTCCATCTGCCTGCAACGCTCCTCGTGCTTCCGTTGGTGTTCTGCGTTGATGGCGTCCTGCTTCTCTGCCTCTTCGCGTGCCGCATTGAGGATCCTGTTTATCAGCTCAGGTGCTTCTGTTACGTGAATGAATATGGGTGCCCTGAAGCCGTCCGCGAATCCGATGATGCTCCCGTTCCCGAAGTCCGTCGTTTCAACCGACGTGATGGAGCGAGCGTCGGTCTCAAATCTCTCAAAACGGAGTGGATCAGTCTTTATAACATGCAGTGTTATCATCTCGGTTGTCCAGGAATACATCATGGCGTTGTCTCCTCTCCGCCGCCGTACAGCCCCTCGAGCAACGCGCACAGGTTCTCGTGGGCCTGCTCAGTCAAGTGCGGCCAGTCGGCGGTACCCGCGTTCTCCGCCTTGTCCGAGGACTGCACAACCAGATAGCTGGTATGCCCGGAATAGTCAGTCCCGTACATTTCCTCGTGGTCAACTTTGTGCAGGCTCAGCGTGTACTGCCGCTCGCCGAAGCGGAGCACCGGATGGGCCTCAACGAATGCCTCCATCTCATTCCAGCCTCCATAACCCATCTGCTCGTAGTACCAATTCGAGTGCAAGCGCACCGCGTCGGCGTCGTCAAAGTCACTGCTACGGTTGCGCTCCCGGATGATCCGCTCGCCCTCGGCCTCGCAGTCGGCGGCTGTGCCTACTACCAGCAGGCGCAGAATGCTTTGCAGCCGCGTTATCTGGATCGCCTGCGATTCGGCTTGCTGCTCCGCCTGCTTTGCCTGTTTTGAGAGTGCCACCAACCCGTTGTGCAACCTCCACAACCAAGCCATTGCGCTTACAACAAAGACAGTTACGCTTCCGGCCCATAACATCTCGATAACGCCTTCCATCCCATCATCTCCTCTTCGGATTCTCTCTGCGCCCCTCTAAACAGTTGCGGGCGCGAGGTGTATGCTTACCCTACTCTGCTCCCGAATCGCCACCTGCGGAAGCCTCGTCGCCACAATCACCGCTTGCGGCTTGGTGCGCGGCATCCCTCTGTGTCCGCGCCTGCTCGAGCGAGTCCGCCTTGCCCGTCTGCGCCTGCTGGTCGAGCGAGAAGTACGGTACGCCGTCCGGCGTGCCATCGTCCAGATAACCCGCCGGCACGCGATAATCCCATCGGCATCTGCCGTTCGGCTCCTCGATGATGTAACTGACGGCGCCGGATGGGAAGCAGGTCGTTTTGATCGTGCATTGAGTGGCTTCGTCGAAGGCGGTGTGCTCGGGCTCGGGGCGCGGGTCGGCGGTAGCAGCATGGAGGTTCCGGAGCGCCTCGTTGAGGTCGGCCTGGATAGTGTTGCGCTCCTGCTTCAATCCCTCTACCCGACCGAGTAACCCGTCGCGCTCGATCCGCAAGGCCTGCTCCACGTCGCGCCTTGCAGCTACGTCAGCCTCCAGTTCCGCCACGCGCTTCTGGAGCTTCACTTCTTCAGGGCTAAAAGCTGCCCCACACGCTCGGGCGAACTCTTCATCAGTGCCCCAGGTCGCCTGCGCCATAACGGTAACAGCCTCCACGGATTCTCTGGCCTGCAAATCTAGCCGGCCCACCTGTGTATCATTGCAGACCACTCGGGTAGCTCCGGGGAATAGTGACGACGGCCCCATGGAGTAGATTTGGTCGATAACGTGAACGCATCCGCTATCGTACCCATGAAGCACCATTGTCGGCGGCGGCGAGGTTTCCAGTTCCGCGACATCGGGCTCAGGTTCCGGCTTCTCCGCATCGCAACAGGGGACGCTTGCGGGGCGCCTCTTCATCGCCGCGATCTCCCCCTTGATTTCCTCGAGACTCTCGCGCACGAACGCATTGAACCGTCTCCCGCTATCGCTCATCCAGGATACTGCCATGCTGTCGCACGTGTGGCTATACTCAATGTGGGTGTCGTGAATATCGCAGATGATTGGTTCGGCATCCGGCCCCTGGTAGTGCAGAATGAACTCGTCGGGGCCACAATCTGGTTCCGGCTTCTCTGCCTGCGGGCAGGGGACGCCAGCAGTAGTGGCGACGGCGATGATGCCTTCTTCGGGCATCTCAACGTAGAAGCCACAGTCAGTATTGTCCCACCGATTATTCCAGGGGGCGGAGTATGACCCCTGCACGTTGTAGTACAGGCCATCATCCTCCACAGCAGTCAGCGCAGTGATTTCGCGAAATGCTATGGGACCGCTGGTGGTCGCCAGCACCACGACCGGCGGCTCGGCACCTTTGCAGCTCCACGGTTGCCCGGGAGTATCCCACGCTTTGCGGGCAGCAATGGTGATTTCGGCGGGGGTCTCAATGACGATGCAGGAATAACCGACCGGCAACTCTACCCCGCCTTCTTTCCGTCCGCGCACCATTCGCCTGCGGCCCTTGTCCTCAATGGAAGTTATGGTCTCGAATACGAGTGGCGCGGGCAAGAGTCCAATGCCATCATGCAGCGTCACCGTCTTCGCCAGTCTCGGCACCGCACCATCGCAGTCGAAGTCGGGCCAGACCTTGCGGGCGGCGGCGGTGACTTGGGCGGGGGATTCGGACACAACGGCGACACTACTGCGTGAGCCGTCGCCATATGTACATAGCCCTACCACAAGGCAGGCATCTCCAACATGACCCTCGTATGGCTTGATTTCCGCAATCGCCGAAAATGCGGGGAATAGGCTAGAATCAAAAGCGCTTGTCAGCGCCACCGTCTTCGGTTTGTTCTCCGCCGGTTCCCGCTCCATCCGTTCAAGCCAGTCCGTCAACTTCCCGGCCAATGGCCCATCGCCGCTGCGCTGAAACACTGCCCTGGCCTTGCGAACATCCTCCATGCACCCGTCTCCGAGTTTGCCCATCTCTGCACCTCCAGATTTGACTACCTCACCCGTAAGTATCGCGTCCATCTGCTCAAGCACCGCAAGCCTGCCAGCCATGTTCGCCGCCCACGTTTCCTGCTCGTCCGTGCGGGCATGGGCTGGTATTACGCGGACTTCGTCGAGCCGCCTGCGCACATCGGCCTTCTGCGCGGCGATCCACAAGCGCAGCTTACCAACTCTGGTTCGGATCATCCTGCTCACCTCTTTCGCTGCCTCTTTCTACATCAAAAAACCGAGAGCCGTGGGCATAGTCCACAAAATAGGGCAGCTCCCCGAACTCACGGATGCTCCGTGCCGCCTGGCATCGGATGATGCCAGTGTCCTTCTTGCGCTTCTTCTCATCCATATCGCGAATCAAAGACATAACGATGCTTGCGTCCTGTGTGGCACCGCGACTGCCATACGTCAACGGGTTCCCGCGTTCATCCCAACTAATCTGTGAAGACAGGAGCAGCGGTGCCCGCACGTCCTCAGAGACCGACTGGAGCGCCCGCGCTATCTGCGTCAATGATTCACGTTCCTTGGCACCTTCACTCAGGCGTTGCAGATAGTCCACGACAATCAGGCCAATGTCGCCGCGCTGCTGCTCTACCTGTATCGCGGCGACTGCTTCATCAACGCTACGAATCCTATCGGCAATGACCACCGGCAACTCGCACAACTGTCCATGCCCTTCCGCGATACGTTCGCTGATTTCGTCCTTCTGTTCTTCCGGGCACCTGCCGGGCAAGCTCAGTTGTGAGTTCACCCGCGCTAGCCAGCAGCAAGCAAGCCGAATCCACGACTGGCGGCCCTCCTCCAACGGAATGACAAGTACGCGCTGGCGCGTAGCCTCGTCCTGCGCGGCGAATTGTATCGCACTACTCAATGCGCTCTGGACTGAAAACGATGTTTTCCCCGACTTTTCTTGGGACATCATCACCACAAGGTACATCCCTCCGTATCCTCCGGTCGCATTGTCAAGCGCGGGGATGCCGCTCCGTGCCGCTGTTACGCCATAGGGCTGGTTGATAGCCGCGTGCAGGTTTAGCGCGTCCTCTTCCCAGCCGTCGGCAACCGAAGCCGTCTGTGCCCGTGTGTTTCCCTCAGCCAGCTTCAAGGCGCCCGTCACGGCCTCGGCAAGCAGCGCGCCGGCGTCTTCCGGGTTGGCGAGTGCCTTTTGTTGCAGTTCTGTGCCGAAGGCTATCATGCGCCGCACGCTGCTCCGGTCGCGGACAATTATTGCCGAGGCCATCGCGTCTGCGGCATTGCCAATCAGCGCGACCTCGTGGATCAACGCCATCAGATACTCGCCGCCGCCACACTCTTCGAGCTGGCCCCGCTGCTTGAGTAGCGCCGCAACAGTCACCAGGTTTACCGGCTCTCCCGCTGCGGCCACGGTAGCGACTGCGGCAAAGATGCTTCGGTGGGCCTCCCGGTAGAAGTCGTCTGCGGTTAGCTCCCGCACGCACAACAACGCAGCCGCCTTGTCGATAAGCGCGTTGCCGATGACAGCTTGCTCGGCCTTTAAATCCTCGGGAGGTAGGCGTTGCTCGCCCGGCGGTAGTGCCCGCTGGTTGCTCATGCGTCGCCTTTCTCGATTTGTTGGAGCGTGCGGGTCGGGTTCGCACCGCCTGCCTCAGGTGGTCGCCGAGGCCCTTCTTCAAGGCGCACGCTCTTATCCAACAGGTATATCCAACAGTCCTTGTCGTGGTCATAGTCCGAATGACCTTCGCGGTGCCCGCGCTTGCTCGTTGGGCTATTGCCGTGCAACTGCCCCTTGGCGCGACGCAACCATACGAAGTTCGCCGCCTTGTAAATCGCGCCAGTGTGCCGCGTACTGTCTGACCAACTGACTACAAGCCGAGGCGTCTTTGCATCGCGATACACAGTCAACCAGTCATGGACTATAATCCGCAGTGACTTGCCAATAGCGCAACTGGCAACGTTCGGAGTATTTGACGCGAGGTACAGGCGAGCAAACTCAAGTAGTTCGTCGGAAGGTACACCGCACAACGGCACGGACATCATCGGGTAGGCGTAGGTCAGAACACCGTCCACCTCTCCATCAAGCAGGACGGCATAATTCAGTTGCCTGCCGGTTCGCGCCCGTCGCAAGTAGTGACGTTGTTCAAGGGCGAAGCGGGCATCGGCAACTGATACACGTCGCAACTCTACGCGATGCTTGAGCGACGCCGCCTTGTCTGGGCCAAAGAGTGAGCGTTGGCCTATCATGCGTCCACCTCCTGCCAATCCGCAATATTCATCTGCGTCCGTTGACTCGCCGCGTTCGTCTGCAATAGTACGCACCGTTCTTTCAGGCGGTCAAAGATGCGCCGCAACGAACCATCCTCCGCAAGCTGCTTCGCCATGGCGTTGCTGGCTACACAGGTTGACAGCCGCAGCCCGTGCCGATGTTCGATGAATCTGTGAAGCTCGGCCAGCGGCCAGGGCGCAGCGTATTCCTCGCCCAAACCATCAAGCAGTATAAGCTCTGCTTCGAAGTAGTAGGCCGCGTCATCGCCCCGGTGGAATATGCCGAGGAGGTCGGCGACGTGGATATAGGTCATGCGCTCAACGTAAGCCGTTGCCGCCGCCAATGCTATCAGCGACAGGGCGCAGGTCTTGCCGACACCGACATCGCCCAGGAGCAACACTCCGTCGCCGGCCCGCGTGCGCCTGAGTATCGTATCGCAGTAGAGCTTGACGCCCTCCTGAAACTCGGCGGGCAGGCGGTCGAAGCTCGGATGCTGCGCGTCTATCGGTATCCGGGTATTCTCCCGGTACGCAGCCCGCGCAAACTCCCGGCGGCCTGCGATGTGCGGACAACCAGCGCGACCAAGCGGGCAGGGAAGCAGGAATGACTGGACGCCGACAAGCCCGTCGCAGGCAACCGGATCGGTTGGACAAAGCGCATCCCAGTCCTTCGCGGCCACCGTCCCTTGCAGTTCGGCCTTCGCGTTAGCTACCTGCTGCTCGTAAATGTCCCGTTGCGAGGTCATCTGTTATCATGGCTCCCCGTCATAGTGCTAAGGTCTATCTCACCTGTTGGCGCAGTGGAGAAGTCACCGGGCTCCCACACGCCGGGGCCTTGGTTGCCGGAGGTGCCGCGTGCGCTGTCCTTCTGTACCCCAAATCCCCAAGGCTGATTGACCGCCAATCGGAACTGCTTGCAAAAGAATGCCCAGGGATTGGCGTTTCCGGTCGGTTGCGGCTTTGTGGCAAAGCACATCTTCACCTGTTGTTCGATGACTTCCCACCCGTCTGCTACAAAAAGTTGAGTGAGCCGCGAGTAACCCTTCAACTTACCGTCCGGCATGTTGCCAAGGTCAAGCATCTCCCAACACTCCCGGATGACCCTCTGGACATCCGTTTCATTCGGCTTCTCTGGAGCAGGTGGTTCGGGAGTATCATCGGGGAAAAGAGTAGGAGAGTTTTCAGAACCCGCCGCGTCAGCGGCGAGGTTGTTAAGGCCGTTACTTCTTAACTTCTTAACGTCGTTAACTTCTTGTGAATCGCAACCTCCGTCCCGAGAGGTTGTTTCCTCCGAAGTATCCTCGCCACCAGCCCCTGCGCCAGTTGGTGTGCCAGCTTCCAATCCTCCGTTTGGGAAGGTTGGATTGTTCAAAGTGTCATCCTCCGTTTCAGGAGGTTGGCATCCTCCGTTTGAGAAGGTTGGAACCTCCGGCTTAGGAGGTTGAGCGTTTTCTGCAGGAGTGGCATCCTCCGTTTCAGAAGGTTGTTGAAACGCATCATAATTCATGATCCGCAAGCGGCCCCGGCTGTTGTGGTGCGAGGTCCTGCCGCGCTTGTCAATAATGACTAGCCCCGCCTCGATCATAGCGGTCTCTACTCGTTGCGCGGTAGAATACCCAACCTGGAGCGCTACCGCTCGCTGTTCGCGCGGCCAGGGCTTCCCGTCGAGATCGCACAGGCAACCACGGTACGGCTCCTGCCACCGGGCCAGCATGACGTACTTGAGGAATGCCAGTTGTGCCGACTTATCTAGCTTCATCAAGCTGCTCTCGGGCCGCAATGCCTGCCGGTGAAACTTCACCCAACCGTTTTGTTCTACGCCCATTGGTGACTTCCTAGTCGCGAAGCAGTATGCCCAACAGCGCGCTAAAGCAGGCGAATATGCCCATGAAAATAGCACCGTCCACGTCGGCGCAATACTGGATGCAGATAGCACACCCCATGACGAGTATTGATACGCCCCAGAATACGAATATGCTCCAGTTCATATTATCCACCTCCAGACAAAAAGACAAGGCCACCCGCGTATCGCAAACCGCATGCCCGGCGAGGGGAATGGAGGTCATTGCCGCAGGTGGCCTTTATCGGTTGTGGTGTTCGTGGTGACATGAAAAAACTCCATTCTCTCTCTCGCCGGGTGCCCTCAGTATATACCCCGCCGGCGCAGGAGTCAAGCCTCATCCGGCCAAGTATCCATCTGCGGCTGCGCGGGCTGGGCTTCGGCGACAGCCTCAGGGATGCGGAGCGCTGTCTCTGCCTCCATCAGCGTTGCCCCCAGAAGCTCCGCGCAGCGCGCCATAACGACTGCCGCCACTTGCGGAACCCATCCGTTACCGAGCACTCGCAGCCTGTCCACCCAATTGGGAATCCCATCAGCCACTCTATCCACGTCGGGTTCAGCGGCCCACCAGTTTCCCGCGCTATCGCCGTCGCCAAGTCGTCGCCTCCGCTGCCCGGCCTGTTCGCCCTCGCATAGTCCGGCCCCGAGGGACTGCCCTTTGGCGTCGGCCACATCCTTCTTGCCATTACCACTTCTAGATTGGGAAACTTCTCCTTGGCAATCGCTGGTATAATAGTTCTTGTCATTATGATAGAGCTGCGCGGTGTAGGCCACGATCCAGACTCGTTTTCGCAGGTGCGGCGCACCAACGTCTGCAGCCGATATAGTTGCCCATTCCGCATCAAGCCCGTCGCTGGCAAACTCTCCGAGTATTCTTCCCATCCCCCGAGCAAGCAAGCCTGGTACGTTCTCAATGAGCACGAGTCGGGGTCGTATCTCGCGAATGATTCGCCTTGTGTCGGGCCATAAATCACGCTCGTCGGCTGCTCCTCGGCGCTGCCCTGCAACGGAATAGGGCTGACAGGGGATGCCTCCAAAGAGGAAATCCACTCGGTCACGCCACGGTCGCCCGTCGAAGGTCCGGAGGTCATCCCATATTGGCGCGTCGCAGATAACTCCGTCGCGCATCCGGGCTTGCAGGAGCTGCTGGCAGTAGGGGTCGCGCTCGACGTAGCAGACGGTTCGCCCGCCGAACTCTTTCCAGACTGCGCTTCCGATGCCACCACCGGCGCATATATCCAGGCCATTTAGCATGATTCCTCCTGTGATCTGTCCCTCGGCATAACCCACTTCACCGGACGAAAACCGCGACAGAGATGACCGTATGGCTTGCACCTATAGCCGGCGGGGTCCTCCGTGTAGTGGCGGAAGTCACTGCACTTCCCGCACCAGATGCGCGTGTTCTTCTTGTTGGGCGCTGGCATGGTTAGGCCTCCCTCACAGTCTCAACTATGCGTTGGGCTTCACCGATGGTCATACAAGCCTCAATAGGAGCATCAGGGTCTCTTCCGCAATTCTTAGTCCGTACTGGATTTTGCGGTCACTGTCATAGTCAAACTTCTCTTCTCTCCGCCGCAGAAGCTCGGCAACCTGTTCGCGCACAGCTTCGGCCAACTGCTCAGAACTCAACTCGCCATACATGTATTCGGGCGTGTTGCGGCGCTCTGCGTCGGGGTCCTCCGCCTGCATCTCCGCCACGTCCGCGATATGCTGCTGGACAACGCTTGCCACTATCTCCGCACCACGTATCATCCCCTTGATAGCAGACAGGTCTCGGAGTATGTCATTCTGCTTGTCGCCGAACTCGCGAATCCTGCTGTGCAGCTTCTCCATCAGTCCTTGCATCCCAATCACCCTTTCTCAGTCTGTTTAGTGCAGGGCCGAGCCTGGTGTTCAGCATCGGGAGCATCACCAGCAGTCAGCGATTTGTACCCACGCAAGGGGCACCCGATTTCCGGTTGCCACAGCAACGCTCGGCCCCGTAGAATTGTCATCCGAATGGATGCGATACAACGTCTGGATATATGTGGTCGCGGTCAACGCGTTCCCGCGTACACGTTGGGCAGAAGTAGTCGTAGTCGCCATCATCGCGCATCTCGTTTGACCACCCGTACCTATCCATCCACGCGCCAAGGTCTCCGTCGGGCGCGACACCTGTGTTGCAATCCACCCCGCACTCATCGCAGGTGATACAGATATGGCCCTCGTATTCACTTAGCATCGGCGGCCTCCCATCTGTCCTTGTAGCGTTCCCATTGTATGCGTCCAGTCTCGACCCATTTGTCCCAATCGGGGCCGAGAAGCGTGGCGGGCGGCTGAGGCGGAAATGGCCTCCATACACAGTCGGCTTTAGTCCACATCGGCGGCCTCCTCAGTCGCGGCGTGCTTGGCTGCCCGTTGCTCTTCTGCTTGCCAGCGACAATGACTCACCACCGGAGATGGCACATAGAAGACATCGCATGAGAAACAGAGAGGACCTTCGTACAATCTCTCGCCTCTGCGCCTACTCATCGGGGACCTCCTTAGTCGCGGCGAGAACCTCGTCGACAATGCTCGATAGACACCACGGCCAGAAATGGAGCCCATCTACAGTCGGCGGCATATCGGATACGGTTAGTTGACGCAGGTGATCCATCGCCCGCTCAATGTGCGCTGGCGAGTGGCCCACTACCGGGTTCCCCTCCGCGTCGAAGCCGAGGGGCCTGCCACAGGAAGGACAATAATGAGCTTCTACTGGGGAACCGTCAATTTCCCCCTCCAATAACGTCCAGTAACCATAGCCCGCGTTGTTATACCATTCGCATCTATGGCAACCGCAGTGAGCATCCCCCGCCCCGTCAGTCGGCGCTGGTTGCATGGTCACGGGCGGCCTCCTTAGTGATTTCTCTGTCCGTCAGTTGAGCTATCTCCGGCCAAGGGTCGTCGCCTTCGCGTGTGCCAGTCAACGCCCGTGCGCTATCTGCCAGCATGGATAGGTATTCTCTATCTCCAGGTTCACTCCAGCCCGCAGAGAGCATGCACCCCAATCGCGTCTGGAGCAGATTGGCCGTGCGCAGGATCGCGACATTCGCTTCTTCACGCTCGGCCTCCGCATTCAAGCAGTCCACACCACGCCCGCGCAGCATATCGGCAAGGTCGAGCGCCCTCTGTTTAGCTTCCTCAAGCTCCTGCACCACCTCCGCGTGCGCGGCATCAAGCTCCGCCGCGTAGACAGCATCAACAGCAGACATTGCGTCCTCCAGCGTTGTATGGTCGCCATCTGGTATTATTGGCAATGTCGTAGGCCACGGCCAGTATTCGCACAGGAATAGGCCTTCCACTTCCACAACGGATGAATTAGGCGCTTTCCGGCCCGCGCCATAGTTTCGTCTCCAGCCCCAACTGTAACGCACCCACCCATCTGGCAGCTTCTCGTTGCTCATCCCGCCATCTCCTTCCGCTTCTTCTCAAGCTCCGCCGCGTCTCCCGTCAAGATAGCCCGTTGTCCATCTCTGGCTTTTCTCAGCGCTGTCTGTGCTGCCTGATAGCTCATAGCGGTATCGCCCAACCGTCCACCTCCGGGCGGCTCGTATGCCCATCGCCACTGTCCATCACCAACCTCATCCAACTCAGATTCCCCGCCATTCGGATAGCGCGTGAGCGTCGTCCTGAGGCATTTGTAGTCGGGATTATTCACTCGTCACTCTCCTCTTCGCGGCCTCAAGCTCCGCGTGTTTCTGCTCTACGGCGGCTATGGCGTCGGCGGCTAATCGGTACGGTTTCCAGGGAGTATGCTGCGCAGTGACCATGTGTGACGCGATAGTCGAATACCGCAGGCAATGATACTCCCACGGTCGCCCGCGCAGGTCCTCGACGACGGCCCAGGCATAGCGGCCATCTGCGTCAGCAGGAAATTGTTTCATCCATCCGCGCGGCACACGCTCCCACCCCTCCGGCAGCTTCTCATTCATCCCTGCTCACCCTCTCCGACTCCCGCCGCCGCGAAGTCCCCGTAGTACAGTTGCGCGGCCTCGCGACGCTTCACCATATCCCTGGCGCGCGCTTCTCTATCGCACCGCTCGACGTTATCAACTCGAATTGTGGCCATCGCGTCTCACCCCTTTCAGTAGTGTTCAACCGAGTCTATGCTCACTCTGCCCTGCATCATTCTCAGCGTCCTCAGCCACTACTTCATCTATAGCCTCTTGCATAATTTCCTCGACGGTTTTGTCGCAACTACCCGTGCCCAAAGTTGTACAATCAACCAGTGCGTTCGCAACCACATAAAGCGCCGCCTTGTAACACTCCGCACTCATCGGCAGCTCATCTTCCGCGAATTCGCCGCTCAGGATGGACGCGAGGTATGTCACTTGGTCTGCCCGCACTTGCTCCGCGTGGTCAATCGCCTGAGCAACTCCATCGCACCACAACTCATTCAACATGCGGTCTATGGGTTCCGCCGTGTGTCGCGGCACGTCGTACTCTACCATCGCCAACCCTACGCCCTCGAAAGACAGCCTCAATTCCGAGTCAGCCCGCTCAATGACTATTGGCTCATCGTGCGGCCCCTTCTGTGGCATTGACTTGATGATCCCGTCGGTGAAAAGCCACATCCATGTCAACTCCCCCGTATCCGTCTGTGCAACTATCTCTGCCACTACTGCTGTCGTCGCGTCACTCATCACAACTCCCCTTTCTGATATGCCAGTCTGATACGTTGCTCAATCCGTAATGGTAGCTTTCCCAACGGTCTGCGCCAGGGGGTAGCCAAATACATATTCTGCCCGCTTGCTCCAGTCGGCGGGCCGCTAATTTGACAGCTAGGTGCATGGAGCCCGCCTTGCGGTCGTCATTGTTCTCAATTATCCTAGCGATGGTAAATGCCGTATTGGTCTCATTGGTGGACTGTTGAAGTAGCAAAATGATTCGCTCATCCAACAGATACTTTTCCTTGGCTGGCTTCATGGTAGCGCCCCCTTACGGTACGCCTGCTCTTGCGAGGGTGGCCCGATAGCTTTTTTGGCTCACGCAGCCATCGGAGGTTTGACCAGCGTGTAAACTAAGCCCCGGTCTAGGGGCCGCGCCAACTATTGCGGCAACTGCGGCCACCACCCTCGCATATCAATGTGCGCTACGAACATGCTGCTCAAACAAAAGGCCCGCCTAGCGAGTTTCCTACACCTGTCGAGGGCGCAGCGCTCGTTGATAGGCGGGCCTTATATACACACAAAAGAACGCTACTCCTTCGACAGGTAACCCGATTATATAGGATGCAAGTATTGGTGTCAAGGCCTTTCTCACCTTCGCTCAATCCAGATTGGCCGCACATACGTCGCGCCACAACGCCCTGGCATATACAAATCAATCCAGGTCTCGCCGCCTTCTCGTCGCGCCCGGCCTGCGTTGCGTCTGCTCCCTGTGTCCCATACCTGCCGTAACTCATAACCCGCTGGCAAATCCACCAGCACAAAGGTCCCCCAGGGCATCCCGCTTCGAGGCTCCAGCATTGCGGCAGTGCGGCCTCGCTCCACACGGCGGCCAGAGGCGGTCGTGGAGTTCACGCCAGGTTCGCCTGACCAATAATGCGTGATCCATGCTATGCGCTTCCTCGCACCATGCTTCAGCAGGCGAGAAAATCCTACTTTCTGCCACTCGTGCAATTCTCCATACGCTCCCGCCAAGGCCTTCTCCGCACAGCGCAAGCAGGGGTCTTCGGTCTGAGCGGCCTGCGGTAGTTGCTGCGTATCGGCGGCACCGGATAGCACCGTCAGGACTATGGCTGCTGCTGCAAGGACGCGCTCAGGATTCATCGGTATTGCCTCCTATGGCGATGGCCTCGACCCGCTGGCGTTCAAGCTCGATATGCTCCTTGCGCCATTCCCGCCACCACATCGGCGCTTTCTTATTCATCTCATCCACCGGCATAGGCTTGCCAAGCGCGAAGGCCCGCCAGCAGCAGGTGCAGTCCAGTGGCCCATCGCCGGAGTCTTCCGTTGTCCAGCATTCAGCGCACTCGGGAAACTCATGGTTAGCGTCTTGGCGAAGAGCATGGCACGGACACCAAGGACGTTCCTCGTCAGTGTCCACGCATGTGCCCAACACGCCTATCATAGTCTCGACACGTTCACTCTTCATTCTCGTCATCCCCTTCGCTTTTGGCAGCCTCGGTCTCAGCCGCCAGTTGCTTCGCGGCTTGCTCCAGCAGGTAGGTGTGCCAACACTCCTCTTGCTGGTCGCTCCCGCAAGGCTTGAAAACTCCATCGAGCGCATCGGGGCCTGTTGGACGCGGCAGTTTGCATCCATCCCACCACGGCGACGGGAGTTCAATAATGTTCGGGCATTTGTCCCAACAGAGCAAGCGTGCCGCAATCTCCAGCGCCCGCCGCGTCGGGTCGGGACTGAGCTTCTCGGCTACCAGGCGGAGGGCGGTAGCGGCGTCGGCGGGAGTGGCGGGTTGATACTTGTTGCCAACGTCCTTGTCTTCCCATGATGCAAATTCGGGTTCGCAATCGAAACTCCGAACATACATCACTCCGCGCCAAGGCCCTTCATCCTGCGGGCAGTTTGCGCCTATGGCAATGTCCCAGGATACTACTCCGTTCTCTGCCTGCGCCTTCCGCACCGCCTCGGTTATCGGTGTCTTGCTCTTTGCCTGCTCGACCATACGCTGATCTTCGCGCCCTGCGTCTTCTGCGCCGCGTCGCTCGTTACTCACCGCCATCACGTCCTCTCCGCGTGATCCGTCTCAGCGCCTCGGGCAGGCGCCCCCAACCTACGACTAGGAGGACCAGCAGGGCTAGAAACCATCCGCTCGGGGTTGCTCCGTCAATCATCATGGTCATCCTCCTCATCGCCAGGAAGCCGAGACCATCCGCTCTCTAGCTCACGGGCCACCTCTGCGCCGCCAATCTGTATCTCCTCGACAGTGACGGAGTCGTACTCCTCGCCGAGGGAGACCTCAATCGGCTCTGGCAGCAGGATAGTCAGCACGGCATCTGCCGGCATGATTGAGGAGAGGCTACGACAGTTCCCGTCGCTATCCCACGTTTCTACAACGCCGCCGATACCCAAAATATGACCTGTCTCTATGCACCTAATCACCATCATTCTCTCTTTCCGGGCAGGCCGACCGGCTCCCCGGTGGGGAGGCGAAGCCAGCCACTGGTTATTGCCTACTGTCCATCTCCTCAAGTTGCGAATGGGTCATCATCGGCGAACGGATCATCATCAGGCGGCGTGGAGTTGTCGGTAGCCTGCTGCTGCCCTTGCCTCGCTTGGTCGCCGAACGTAACAGTGTGGGCGATGACCTTCCAGCCTGTCCGTTTCTCGCCGCTATCGGCAGTCCAGCTCTCCTGCTGCACTCGACCAGACACGGCGACATTCGAGCCTTTGTGGAGATATTCCACAACCGCTTCCGCAACCGCATCAAATGCTATACAGTTGAACCAACCAGGCTCATCCTTGTTTTGATGTGCGGCGCGCACTGCTACGGAAAACACGCAGAACTTCTTCCCGCCCTGGCTGTTCTTCTGCTCCGGCTCGCCGCCCAGGCGACCGGCGATATTGATACTGTTCATTTCTGTAACCTCCGTTTGTAGTGTTATGCGTCCGGTTGTGCGTCCTGCTCAGGTGTTGCCTCCGGCTGTGCGTCAACTGCTGCCCCGCTATCTTGGTGGCGGCGCCAGACTGCAGCACACATCGTGGCATCAAGATCATCGATTGCTACCCATTCATGATTAGGTTGCGTGAGCTTGATTAGTGCATTGACTACATTGTCGTGACTGGCAGGCTCATTCCCTTGCTCGCTGAGGTAGAATGCGAGGTCGCCAGGCGTCTGCGGCGCGTCTGACGGTGGCCCGCCCATGCGCTGAGGTTGTGGTTCCGGCGGCGCAGGCTCCTGTGGTGGCGCGTCTTGCTCGTTCGGTGATGCTACGGCTTCGGCGATAGCGCCCTCCGTTATGGCGTCTGCGATGTCGCAGGTGCCCTTGCACTTGGGATATGTGCTACACCCGTAGAATTTTCCCTTCTTGCCATCTCGCAATCGCATGGGCGCGCCACAGTCAGGACACGTCACGTTGCCAACAACCTGCTCCTGCGCGGCGTTGCTTGTTGCGGCAGGGCCGTTGCCCTGCTGCTGGCCTCCCTGCGCCGCCTGCGGACGTGTAGCGCCCGCGTTGCCCACAGGACCATCTACAATCCGCTTACCCTCATCAAGCTCTTCGCCGCAGAACTGCGTACCGTAGCCGAGCAATGCCAGTGCCCGCCCGATAGCTCCGGTCTCTGCCTTCTCAACGAAATCAGCGAAGCCGCCCTTGGTCTCCGTCTTCGTTGCCGTGGCAACCATGCGCCCCTCTGGATCGTAGATGTTCGCGCGGTATCGCGCTGCCTGCTCAGTAACATCTTCGCCAACCGTGCTGATGCCCCACCCGCTGTCTGCTGGGTAATCCTGCCGAAACCACACGAGGCGCCACTTCACCTCCAGATATTCCTTGCCCTTGATGTCAGTCAGGTGCGACCGTGGGTCAAACTGCCCGTTGCTCACTGCTTCTGCCATTTGCCTCAGCTCCTCTTTGTACAATTTTCTGCGAGGGCGTCCTGCTCCCAGCGGAGGCGGACTAGCCTGCCCTCGTTGGTATGTATCCAACCTATATGGCACCTCTCGCAAAGGCAGATACCATTTGCTTCGTCACTGCGTAGTTCGGGATAGTCTGCAAAAGCCGCTTTGTGGTGGACGTGCAGGCCCTTGCTGTGCTTATCGAAGACCTTGCCGCAAAGCTGACAGGCGTAAGCATCACGCTTGCGGCAGGCGCGCCTCCACTCACGGGAGCCATTCTGTTCCCACCTGCCGCGCTCGTCACTTGCACCGCCCTTCCAGCCGGGATGACTCTCGCCAGTCTGATGTTCGCTCATCCACACCCCTTTGCACTTAGTACCACAAAAGTGGTGTTTTGAGCGCGCCAGCTGGTCGGGCTTTCTTTCTACTAGTGCACCACATTGCGCACAGGCACAAGTGGCGAGGCCGCCGTTCCAATTGCAACTATTCTCGCCAGTTCGATGTTCGCTTCTCCATGCCCCGTGACATTCCTTGTCGCAAAAGTGGTATTTCGACTTTGCTAGCTCACTGGGTTTTCTCTTCAATGGTGTGCCGCACTGCGCACAGATACAGGCGACAGGGCCGCCTTTCCAACGGGGATGATTCTCGCCAACTTGATGCTCACTTCTCCAAGCCCCCATACACTTATAATCGCAAAAGCGGTGCTTCGAGCGCAATAATTCGCAGGGATTTCTCCATAGCGACTTCCCGCACTGATCGCACGTACAAATCATGACTTCGCCTCTTTGGATTTCTCTGCGCCACACAACGAGATAGCCCGCCCGCGATTCGATTTTGCTTGCCTGCCGAGGCGTAGCGTTATCGGTTGCGGACGGGCTATAGAAAGCACAAAACGCCACGGTCTCGGCAGACGTTTCAATTATACAGGAGGCGAATAGCGAAGTCAAGCTGCACCCTCAGCTCCTTTTCTCACTGCAATCCAGATCATCTCGACGGCTAGAATATGGCTACACCTGCGGTTTGGTCGATGCATCCAATATTGACATTCACAATACCAGCATCGCCCGTCGTTGCGTACATCATAGGTTGCGGTATCTCCTTGCACCGTGGCGTGGCAACCGTCTAGCCCGCCGGAGTGCCACGCAGCCTTCCCGCGTGCCAGCAGCCGCGCCGCTTTCCTCCACTGGTTGCCAGTCGGCTTGTGTTTCTTCATCTGGCTACACTACCTCGAATGTCCGCTCTTCGTCGGGCTGCTTCATCCGCACGAACTCGACAACCAGGCCGGTGCCGGAATGCACGAAAGAGCCATCTGCCTGTTCCTCGAGGCGCTCCTTGAATGGCGTCCTTGCTAGCGTTTCATTGATGACGCCGAGCATTTCCTGTGCGTGCGCGAAGCCCAGCGCGGCGTCCTCATCCCATACAATATACGCCCGGTTCTTCTTCATCATCAGCTTGACGCCGCAGGGCAACGCCACGCTCGTCTCGTCGGCATGGAAGTCGCCGAAATACTGCTCCAACACATAGGCGAAGAAACTCTGCGCCCGCAGGTGCTTCTGCGTCTCAGTCTGCTGCCACTTCCGTATCTGCGCTATCTGGCTATCGGCTACCGTGTCCACCTCGGCACATTTCTCCCGCGCCCGCGCAACCTTCTGCGCCGCCCAGTCTGCCAAGCGCATTGCGCCTCCGGCCTCGCCGCCTGCGTGATCGCGGATGTTCCAGCCGGTACGTTCCGCGTCAACTATCTGGCCGGCAGTGATGCCAAACTCCGCCGCTACATACTCCTCCAGCGCGCCTTCGAGGTCGCCTTCGTCGGTCACGCCCAGAACCTTCATCAACTCATTGCGTTCTTCGTCCGTTGCGTCATCCAACATTTCCCGTGCGTCTGCCATTGTCATTCGCCCTCCGTTGCAACCGGCACATCATCCGGTCGCCGATAGTGCTTGCTATTCGTCCAGCCAAGCCGCACTGCCTCGGCCTGCACCGCCACCGTTTCGCTGAAGCTGGTCCGCAAAACTTGCTCCGGTCGCGTGGCTGTCTGCTTAGTTGCCATCGTTGCTTACCTCCAACGCGGCCCGCACTACCTCGCGAGCCTTCTTTGTAGCCCTCAGCGGCTTGCCGGTCTGGATGCCGAATACCTTGCCGAACGCAACCCGCAGGCCCTCGTTGGCAAGCCACCTGCTCAGTGTGTTCGTGTTTACGCCCAACACCGCCGCAACGGCCTTGAGCATCCCTGCCTCGGCCAGCAAGCCCAGCAGGAGTTGCTTCATTGACAGCGGCGCAAACCGCGCCAGTGCATCTCGTTGCTTCGCGTACCTCGAGTCCTTCGGCACATCAATCATAGCGATTACTCCTTTCTATAGGACATTATAGTCCAGTCTATAGTACGGTGTCAAGTGTTCTTTCGGTAGCGCCGGTATGCTTCCTCGGCGTGGTCATCGCTGGCCCGTGCTATCCATGCCAGGGAGGTCAGGAAGAGCAGGCCGATTGCGACGTAGAGCAGGACGGCGATAAGTTGCCAGATAGTCATGTAGATGGCTTCCTTTCCTTCCAGACTATGCCGAACGCCTCTTGCAGAAGTGACCTCAACACCTCGGCGGACACGCGCTTGTGCTTGGCAAGCTCGCGCATGGCGGTAATGTACTCATCCATTTCCTCGACCTGAAGGCCGAACTTTACGAAGCTGCACAGAATGCAGAGAATATTCGACATAGCCTCGTCGGGAATTACAACCCCAAAGCATCTTGCGTACAGGTGATACCAAGCAAGCTCCATCGCGATCCGCGCAACCCGTCGCCGCGCCCGCCAGCAAAGCAGGCAGCGTCCCCAGCATCCTACTGTTGTCCAGATGCGCTTCCAGTTAGGCATCGGGTAGGCCCTCCGTTTCGCTGTCCGCCGCCTGCGGCACGTCAATAGTCTTCGCGACCATGCCTTGCGGCTTTTGCAGCACCGGCCGCCTGTTGAGCAGCCGCGCCCAGAAGCTGAGCGCCGGCCCATATAGCAGGTGCGCGGTCGCGCAGTCGAGCGTTGTTGCCAAGTCCTCCACAGTCTCGACGCGCGGGCTGGTTCTGTCCTTCTCCAGCTTGCTGATTGTCGAGGTGCTTAGGCCTGCGCGGTCGGCAAGTTCCCGTTGCGTCCATCCGGCGGCCTTGCATAGCTCGCGGATACGGTCTCCCATCGTCATGCTGATTTCTCCTTGCGCGTTGGAGTCGCGCCCCTCAAGTTGTGCCTATCGTATATTCCGCTCTTCACTAACAACCACCAGTAGGTCGGCGGGAAAGTTCTGTTGCTCCATCCAACCCAGGTAGCCGGTCGGTACCTCGTCGAGGTGGTCGCCCATGTGCTTGCCGAAGTCCAGGACGATCCGGTCACCGTGACAGTGCGCGCGGCCCTCGAAGTCGTATTCGTCAGTGGGCATTGGCGGCCACCTCCGCCCGATGCTCTATGAAACGCCGAAGCTCCGAAAGGTAAAACCGGCGCTTGTCGCCAGGACCTCGGAAGCACTTTAGCCTCCCGCGTCGAACGTACCTGCGCACGGTAGCCGGGCAGACGCCGAGGAGCCTTGCCGCCTCGCCCATCCAGACAACGCGGTCGAGTAGCCGCGCCTTGTACGCTTCGTGTGCTTCGATGGTAGTCATTCCGCCACCTCCGCCTTCTCGACCTTCGCTTCCGGCTCGTCCGCGCTCATCACCTGCACGTCATCGTCCGTCAGGCCCGCGTACCAGACCGTCTTGCAGACCGGGCAGGTGACGCGGTGCAGATACAGGTAACCCGGCTTCGCGATACGCTCTTTGCGGAAATTGTGACAGTTACACTTACGGTTCCAGCAGGTTTGCATACCAAACCTCCTTCGTCCAGTTATCGCATGACCTGCATCGGCATGAGAACGTACAACCCGCGCTTCCCGCTACTGCAACGCAGAGGAGACAGCGGCCCGTTGGCTTCGATTGTGACCTTCCCGTCGCCAAGCCGGTCGAGATACTGTGTCAGATATTCACCGTTGAAGGCGTGCGCGAGCGCTGGTTCTTCTATCGCCATGATTTCTGCGGAGACTGGCATGGTGCTCTCCGCGACAGCCTGCCCTTCGTCATTAGCCGTCATCGCGCTCAGGTGCCAGATGCCGTCGCCGAGGTGGGCCACCACTCGGCAAGCATCCTGTTTGGCTATCGGCGCAAGCGCAGTCAAAGCCGCCCGCGCCTCCTCCACGTCCACTATCCACTGATAGGTGCGGCCCTCTTCCGGGATGACCTTCGGATAGTTGACGTAGGTGCCCTCGAGACACAACCCGCGCACCTGGCGATTGCAGGCGGTGAACGATAGGGCCTTCGCCTCATCCCGGCCCTTCGCTGGCCGCACTGCCGCAACGGTCACCAACTCGTCCTCGGCTACTGTGCTCAACGCCTTCTGCACGTTCCTGAGCGTCGCCGTGGGCAGCAGGGCGTAGTCGGCAAGGCGCTTGCCCAGCTTGATCCTCGCCGCGCCCGTGACGAGCCTGTAGGTGTCCGTTGCCACTGCGGTGAGGCGGCTTCGATTGGTAGCCAGATACACGCCGGTGAGTATGGGCCGCGTCAGGTCAGTTGATGCCGCGAAGCTCACGTCGGCCAGCAACTCCTGCAAGTCGCCCGCCGGAATGGTGAACCAGTGCCGTGCATTGTCCGTGTTGACGCATTTCCACTCGCTGGGTTTCGGCGTCTTGGTGGCACAGATTACTGAGCGCAATTCACCAACCCGGAGCACCTGATTGCCTGCGGCTTCGCTCAGGCTGAATTGCACACCCCGCTTCGTTACCGGCTTCAATGCTGCGCGGAGAAGCGCGGTCGGTAGAATCATCTGTCTGTCTTTGAGCTTCGCGTCCCGCTCTACCTCGAGCGTCACCGAGGCATCGTGCCGCTCGCCGTCTGATAGCCGCAACGTGCAGGCGTTGCCCTTCGCGGATAGTTGTAGGTAGGGCGTCTCCTGAGCGCCGAGCTTGCCCGGCATACTGATACTTGTGAGTGCTTGTTTCACGTCTTTGGCGTCCGCTATAATCATGTCCGTCCCTCCGTTGTCCTTGATTGTCCGTACTGTTATGCCAATACTATCGGCGGTGTCTGTCCGTCGGTACTACCTAGGCCGAGGAATGTCACTCGCTCCATCTGGCGCGGGAGCTTCGGCACGGGATAGAGCATTGTCTGCCAACACGTGTAGAGTATACGCGGCAGGCTGAGACTGAGCGAGTTTGCGCCGCGCGCCAGTTCGATACTCAGCGCCGCTTCTTCGCCCTCTGCGAAATCGGCATAGATAGCCGATGCCATAAGGTCGCGATGGATAGCCCCGGTCACTCGGACACCAGCGCAGTTTGCCAGGCCCCACGGCGGCACATTCACAGCTTCCTCTATGGAGTTGTCTGCCGTGATTGTCACCTCGCCGAGCGAGGCGGGCTCCAACGCCCCTCCGTCGGTTGCCAATTCCATCTCGGCTTCCTTGTAGATGTACGGAGCCGCCGTCGGCATGACCGGATGGTAGCCCGTGCCACGTTCTGCGCGCAGGCCGACCACGCTCAACTTGCACAAGACTGGTTCGTTGGGGTGTAGGAAGAAGGTCGCCTGCCGCACCTTTGCATCCCGCACCTTGAGCGGACTGGAGCTACCGTCAATGTCAACAAGCACCGAAGCCCACTTGCCCTGATTCTGCGTGTCGCGGTCTTGTATCCACGACAGCAGGTTAGCCATGACGCCGGGCACCAGCGGGATAAGCAGGTCGCCTTCTGCCCAGGTGCCGGTCGGGTTGTACCTGTTCACGTAGCCGCTTCTTGGCGTGCTGTACGTTCCATAGCTCTTTCGCAAGGCAATCGCGTCTTCAACCGCCAGTGTCGGCAACCACGTGTCGGGCGTAGTGAAGCTGCCCTTTTCCTTCTGGATCGCAAAGCCGAAACTGCCCGTCTCCGTTGTCATGTCTTGTCTCCATTTCTCTGTTGGTGTTGGTGCGCTTGCTTGCCTATTCCTCGCCCGCCAGGTGCTGCTCCTGGAGCTTCTCCATCATGCGTTGCCGGTAGCCCTCGTCGGCGCGGATCACGGTGCAGACTTTGTTCTTCAATTCATCTGTGTCTTCGATGATTTCCACCAGGTCGTTATCGCTGATGTCAAACTCCTTGCAGAGTTCCTCCAAGTCCATCCCGGCGAGCTGCGAGTCCACGTTATCTGCGGCATAGTCGGCGGCCTGGTGCAGCCGGTCATTGTCGGGATCGTTGCCATTGGTCATTTCGACTTCTCCTTCAACTTCCTGAGTTGCTCGACAATCGCGCCGAGGTAGACGGCCATTATCGTCAACACCGCAGTTGAGCATATACCCAACAAACCTACTATTGTTGCCAGCTTTGTGACTACAACGATGAGTTCATTCATCTTGGTGTGCCTCCTCCGCTATACGTATACCCGTTGCCATACCGGCCATGAGTCGCGCTACTGATTTCTTGAGCTGCTCGGGGTCCGGAACGAACCTGCGCCGTCCGGCAATCCGCCACCGCACTCGTTCTCGTTGTTGCCAAGTCATGCCGGGGGCTCCTCAGTCTCGTTGATTTCGTCGAATAGTCGCTGCGCTTCCTTGTAGGCGTCGCCGGTCTTCGCCTGAGTCCAGGTCAGCGCCGCCTGTCCCGCCTCCGCACCGTAAGCCGACGGATAGGTGGTGCGGGCGCAGGCAGTGAAGGCGCCGAAGAAATATTCCTCGTTCGTTCTGGCCTGTCCACGAATCAGTACGCGGTTGTGTTTCCACAGAACGTCAACGGCTTCGGTCAATGTCATATTACTCAACCCCTTCTCTCTGGCAGACCTCGCATCGGCCCGCCTTGTTATCCCACGCGGCTTCCCACTCGAGCCCGCCGCCCGTAGTTACCGTAGCGATCCGGCACTCGTGCTCGCCCGCGCTTGTCACGTCAACCAAGCCGATAGTATCGCCCGCCTTGACCTGCACGCTCTCCCGCCAGTGTATCCGCGAATCTGAGTAGCCGGAGTTGAGCGTGTCCGGCCAGGCGATTGTTCTGTGTGCGCCGCCTGACCGTTGATGACAGTCGGTCGTCCAGGAATACATCATGGGCATTTAGCTGGCCTCCCCTGCGCGTTAGTCGCGCCCGTCGGATTGACAATAGCTACCACGGGTCTTCGATGTCACCGCTGGCATAGCCAACTTGGTCGCCAGTCTCAAGCCGCAGGTTGCCATTCTCGTCTAGGCCGACCTCGCCGACTTCATACTCCAGGCTGCAATGAGTTTGGCACAGTACGAGCTTCACCTCCATCTCATCATTACCCTTCGCCAAGAACGTGTCTGCCAAGTCCCTCAAGTCACCTATGGTCATTGTCCTGCCTCCCTGTCTGTTGATCCGCCCGCCACTGCCTCAGCTACTCATCCGCTTCCTCGAATATACGCACGACCATCTGCGGGTACTTGGCTGTGATCCTGTCCGCCACATTGACGGCAAGGGTCTCGTCGCCGAACCTTGTGCCCCGGCCTGATTTGACGAGGCTTAGTTGGCCGCCCGAATCCACGCACACCTCTTCCGGCCCGTCGGTTGTCCACCTCGCCGCACTCCTGTGAAGAGCCTCAATGTAAATCTTGCGCACTGGCATGTTTGACCTCCCGTTAGTTGATCCGCCCGCTACTGCCCTCGGCCTCGCGGGGAGGGCAGGTGCGGAAGGGTTAGCCCTCGTCAAGTAGCGTTTCAATTTCGGCGAGCCGCTCTTGTAGCCGGTTACGCTCTGCCTGCAGATAGTCCACTCCGATGGTCTGTTTCAGCCGATAGATATGCCCGCTATTTCTGCGGGAGACTTCCAAGTCGCCAGCCCGTTCCCCTTCGCGTTGAGACAGTAGCCCGTACCGCCCCAACTCCGAACTGACCGCGTACCAGAACGCCAAATGCGATGGCCCGATGTTCTCCGGCTCTGGCAACGCTGCGCCGGTGCGGAGGTCGGCGACGAACGTCTTCGCAGCAGCTCTTGCCTGCTCCCGGTTGCGTCGCATTGCATCCCGCGATTCCTGTGTTTCACGCGCTATGGACATTGTCATTCCTCCTTGCTCGCTGTAACCGCCCGCGCAGGCCTTCGGTGAAAGCCCGCGCCGAGGGTTAGGTCGGCTTGCGGCTTACTCGTCCTCTTCATTGGCCAGCAGGCCGAGGTGCTCTCTCAACAGGGGCAGAAGGCCTCCGCTCATCACTATGCTGTAGTAGCTCGGGTCAACATTCTCGGCCCTCTGGCAAGCCTCTATCAACCCGCCCTCTATCGTGTCTTTCAACACGATACCCTCTTTGGCGTCTCCGCCGCTAACCATCACGCGGTCAGTACCTCGTTCGTGGTCCTGTGCTACATCAATCTTCACGTCTGCCATTTCGCTTCCTCCGGTTTCTGCCTCGCGGCGTTATCGAACCCCACTGGCGGGGTGACCGGATTGCTCCGGCTAGTTGGCTCTTTGCTCCGCGCTGACTTCGGCGAGACAAAGGACGAAGCTGAAGAATTCCTCGTCGCGTTTCATGGCAGCTACTATTGCATCGCGATTCTCGCGGGGCCAGGTAGCCATCTCTTCTGCAACTTCATTCAGGGCTTCTTCCTTCGTCATCTCTCTCGCCTCCCGGTTTCTGCCTCGCGGCGTTATCGAACCCCACTGGCGGGGTGACCGGCGGAGGGCCGGTCTAGTCATCTTCGGGCATATCAAAGAATATGTCACAGCGCTTGTACCAGTCATCCGCCCACGACACATCGCAGCGCACATCTATGATAATTGCATCAGGTAGTGCCATCCGCAACAAGACAAAAGCATTAGCGCGATTCTCATCAGTGGTCGGGCCAGCACAGTGCGCATCCTGCCGCCAGACCCAGTGGCCCTCCTTGCGGTTCTTCATAACATGGTGGGCCAAGTGGCGCGGCACATTTGCTGTTAGCTTCTCGCGAGCCGTCTGGGTCATCTCTCTCGCCTCCGGTGCGTTGTTCATTCTGACTACATTATAGACCACTCTATATACTGGTGTCAAGGGATTTCTGCCCTGGCAAGCAAAATAGCCAGACTTTTTTATGGCCTCGTAGCGTCAAATCTAATGGACGCAAGGCGCAACGTAGGCCCACTTTGCCAGCAGGCCCGAGCCCAGGCGCAAAAAAAGTCCCGCCGCGATGGTCTGCGACGGGCATGGATTGCTTGGTCGGCGAGGTGAAACGGTTGTCTCAGAAGCTCGCGTTGATGATGTACAGCCGTGCCTTGATACAGTCGTATCGGAAGCTCCAGTATGCGCAGAAGCCGCCGCCTTTCACCAGCGGAATGATGTCGGCCAGCTTGTCATGCCTGCCGGACAGTCCGAGCGCAAAGGCGTCTTCGCTGCATAGATACATCAGGTCGGCATGGCCGGAGAAATCGCCGCTCTCGATGAACTTGTAGCTGCCCATCGGGTTCACCGGAATCTTGCCCGTGCTTGTCATCACGCTGAAGCTGAGGTTGTCGGCGGCGAACGCGGTGCAGGTCAGGGCCAGCAACGCAAGCACAACCATCAAGTGTCTCATTGTCAATCACCTCCCCTCGGTTCGGGGTCGGGTATGTGCAACGCGGAAACGTACAGCTTGTGGTCATCATCCATGTGGTCCCCGCGCGGCACCACGAGCGCAGTCGCCGCGACCACTGGCGGGTCAGTGTCGTGTATGATGATCTTCACCGGCGTCACCTGCCCGGACAATCGCTTCGTGAGTTCGGCGCGCACCCATCCCATGCTGACCTTGCTGCCAGGGCAAGTCTTGTTCGCGACATCCCGGTGGGCAAAGCATTTCTCTACGGGAATCTCCCACAGCCGGTGAACCATTGCTAGCACGTCGAGCGAGGTCGCCATCGCGCGGGAAGTCTTCGGGTCCTCCGCGTCAAAGTCGCCGATGGTCTCAATGCCGAAGCCAAAGTGATTCGGCCAGTTGCGGTCGAAGTTGCAGCAGGCAAAGAGCTTGCGATTGCGCTGCCTCACGTCGGCCCACGAACGCGATACATAGGCATGGCACCAGTTACCCGGACGGAGGTTGCGGCCATTGAAGACAGTCCCGTCCGGTCCAGTGTAGCAGTTGGCCGCGATGTCGCTCCAACCCTTGCCCAGGTGATACCGGCGGATGGTCTCAACGCTGCTCAAGCCCCGATACTGAGAAGCGTTGGGAATCCAAGTGTGGTGCAGGAAGGTCGCTAGCGGTGCCCGAAAGAGCATCTGCCCGCGCAGGTACTTCTCAAACTCTGCGAGTGTGTGCGGCTCAATGGTGACCATGTGCTCACGCTCCTTCGCCCTGGTCATCATCCCACTCGGTGATTGTGGCGATATGGTCTGCGGTCTTGCGAGGTGCCCGCGCAACATCGTGGACAATCTTCGGCGCATAGAGCGCAACCATTGCGAATGCCAGCACCGCTACCCATTCAGGCAGGATGCCCAGCACGCCGCAAGCGGTCGCGGTCACGGTGAGCAACCCTGCGATAGCTGCAGCCGCTTCGCCGCCAAGCGACGGGATGATACGCTTCGCCAAGTCAACCAGTGCCGCCGACGCCGGCGCGAATATCGCGATGAGAATAGCCGCCTGCTTTGCTGTCTCTGCATAGTCCATTGTCAATTCCTCCTATTGCTTGCTAGATGGATATTCCCTGCCAGTACACCGGGACCGCCAGGATATCATCATATATCGGCAGGCCTCTGCTCGCTATGATGCCGCGTTCTGTCTGCGCACCGTCCGACGCCTCCCAGTTTGGCATCATCATCATGGCCTCACTGGGGTCAAGCCACGCGATACAGTTGTCCAGGTGAGCCTTCCTCAGTATGTCAGGAAACTTGCTCTCAAAGTGTGCGCTCTCCGTGTGGGGGCAGTAGGTATAGTGTCCCCTGCGCATAAGTGCTGCTTTCATCATCGCAGCCTGCTGGATATGCTCTTCGACGCAACTCTCGGGCAGCGCATTGTACGGGCCGCTGATAAAGAACCTGAGCGGATCGTCGCACTTGGGCAGGTTCTCAGTGGCGACATTCAGGGCTATCGCTGCTGCCGCAATCCTGTCCTGCGGGACATCCATCCCGCGCCGCGCCTGCAGGACAAGATAAATCCAGTTATCCATCAACTCCTGCAGGGCCTCGAGCGCATGGTCAACCCACGGGTGCAGGTGATTGTCCGCACCATACTCTGCTTGTCCTGCGCGAAACCGGCTGAGCAGGATATCCTGTAGCGGCTCCGTTAGCTCGTTTCGTTGCGCCTGCTCATTGATTAGCTCAATGGTCTCGTCTGGCATACCGTCATCTCCCTTTACCCGCACTCACTACGCTTGCCCCGACTTCTCAACAAAAGCTGCGCACCTCACGACTGGTGTAACCATGTCGTGCTCCACGCAAAGCCCATAGAGCGCCTGCGCAATCGGGCAGTTATCGGGGTTACTGGGTTCGCCCTCAGGATGGTTGGGGGAATTGGGCTTGAAGTTAGCACAGTACCAGCACAGGCATATTTCCCTGTGCGCACTCATTGCGGGTGCCATCTCTGCACCGGGTTCCCCCGTATGCTTGCCGGGTACGCCTATCCGAATCTGCTGTCCATAGTCCATTGAGCCGTCTCCCTCCTGTAGCCAACTGCAAACGGTTGGCTGCGGTTTGCATCAACTGGTGGGCGCTACTGCACGCGTCCAGTTTGGCAGATAGTGCTACTGAATGTCACTCTACTACCCTCAACTTGTGCTCCTTCGCGCCCATGTGGATCGCCGCCGCGCCTAGTGCGCTCGGCCTGTATGCCCCGTCCTGCGGATAGCCCCGGTAGGCGAAGAACGAAGGCAGCATGACCAGCCGCTGCTTCGCATTCTCAATGTAGTTGTCTTCGCCCATAGTCCGGCGTAGCAACTTCACGGTCGCCTCGAAGTGCAGGTGCCCCACGGTCACAAGCTCGCTGGTTACGATATTCGCGATGGCCTCTCCGGCATTGAGCTTCGCGCCATCGGTGCGTGCCGAGCCGCGTCCGTGGTGGTGGAAGTGCGTATAGGATTGCTTGCCAACAACGTGTTTGATATGGCCGCAGATACCCATGTAGGGAATGTCGAGTCGCTCGGCGAGGTCCTCGGCAGGGCAAGCATCGATGTC